TCTTTAGCTGTAGCCAGAAGTTCTTTGTTACCAATAGCAACAGGGTTATCCAGAATACCAACAAGTTTAACTGCTGCTTTAGGTGCATTCTGAGAGATGTATTTCTTTGTAGCCTCAATAATGTCTTCTTCGAGGCGTGCCACTAAGTCTCTAGTCGGGTAGCTTTCGCTATACCCTGCCAGCACCTTGGCTTTAGCTGCGTTACCATCAGTAGTAGAAAAGAGAAGCTCAATAAAAAGTTTCTCTCTTTCATTCAAACTTCTCTTTTCCAATTTGTTTCCTTTAGCAGCTTTTCTTGCCTTTGACCATTCCGCCCTTTGCGTAGGCAGCTCTAGAAGCCTTGCCCACTGCCTTGCCCGCAGGCATTACGGCCTTACGTGAGCGGGGTGGGGCCATCCAGCCCGCCATTTTTGCAACCTTTTTACCCACATTCATCTTCATGTTATCCATGTCGTAACCTCATTTAATTCTATGCGCTAAGTGCTACTGCTAGTTTTGCAGCTTTTCTTGTATCCACCACTGCTTGCCGCAGGGTTAGGCCCGGATACACTTCTTCATCGAGATAGCCATCTCCCGCAGTCACAACCGTAGAAGCCGCAGACTGGATTAGGAGGGTTTGGACTCCGGCTGTGTAGGCAACGGGGTCGTCTGAGGGGCCTCCGATAAGGTTTCCCCCGGCGATACGGGCTGTGTAGTTACCGGCAGGGAAGCGAAGTTGCCAGTCCCCCAATAACTCGACGGTGAGACCCACTTGGACACCCGGCCCCAACGTGCTGAGGCCGGAACCCGCTCCGATTTTTTCATAGATAATGCCCTCTTCGCTTGCTTGCGCCCCTTTTATCGCGGCGTAGAGTAAAATGCAATCAATGTCTACCGAACCAACGTCAACATCAATTTTCGACGTGGTGAAATCAAAGGTAAACGGAGATACATAATAAGCCATATCTTAAACATCGCTGTTTCTTGACGCATTCACACTTGCCCCCGCAGAAGTTACAGACAGAAGAGTGTTAAATGGGATGATGGGTGATCCGCCGCTACCATTCCGCACATCCACACGGGCTGTGAAGTTTGCGCTATAGATGAAAGTCTGACTTTCTGCCGTGCTAGCTGCCACTTTGTCAATGAATGGCACAAACACATCGTCAGCCGTTACAATAGCACTAGCTAGTGCAGGTGAGAGGCCAGAGAACGTCTTGGTCCCTGCATTAAACGACGAATAGGTGTAGCGCAAGTTTTTGATACGAATTACCCCAGAAGAGGGTGTGTCTGTTTTAATGCTCTCTACTACCTGAATAGAAGTTGCACCCGAAGAAGCAGCGACAGGTGTGTACTCATCCCGAAGGATTCCGCCACTGCCGTTCTCCCTAGCCACCAGAACACGGTCGCCAGCGACAAGGTTGCCAACGGTGATACCCACTAGTGTCGGAGGAACTTGGCTAGTACCGTCATGAGCAATAAGCTGATATTTTGTAGCTTCTGCTGGCAGAACACCAGTTAGCCACCAACCCCGTGCCACGAAGAATGTACCACCCGCAAAAGTACCAAAGGGAGCGGATGGGATTTCTGAGTAGGCTGCGTTCAGTACACGATAACGCCAGCCGGGAATTGAGTTCAGCGTAGCTGCACTATTTTCTCGCGTCAGGTATTGAAGATACTGGTAGGCTTCTTGCAAAGTACAGCTACTAGTTAGGGTGATGGTGCCTTTGTAAAGTTTGGAGCCGTTACCGTTACCGAGGTCTTGGTTCGTATCCCCAAACGCCACAGTAACCTTACTAGACAAAGCTGCTGCACTTGCCTCAGACAAGACTACGTTAGAGTCTAGCGATGTGGACAGAGCCGCGTTGGACTCACCCCCCGCAGAGAGGTTAGCGTCAAAGTGAGAGTAGGTCTGCCCCCATTTACGAGAGAACGCTGTTACGTTACCCGAGTCAATCAGTGTACCGCCTGTACGAACCTTAACCAAAATCTGAACATGTCCGTCTGCCCAGAATTTAGTTAGCTTTGATCCGTTTTGTACAACATACACAGGAGATGCTGCTACAATACCACCGATAGTTTTTAGGCCGGAATACTGCACCGCTGCCGACTGCTGCTTGATAGACCCAAAATTTATGAACTGGGCTGCCGTGTCATCTAGGTTAAAGATGACGCTGCCAGAGGTCAAAAGGTTCAACCTTGAGGCTACAGCCGAGTCTCGGGGACCGTCCAAACGAGACGGGTTGGGAGCAAGAATGTCTACTAAGTCATTGCCTACGGCGGAGGCATCATCTGCTAGGTCTTGTAGCCAAGCATGGAGGTCCAGCACGCTATAAATTGTCGTGCTGGCACCTGCTTGACGACGCACATCACCCGTCACAGAAATTTGAAAATCGTCTTGAATTGCCATCTAGCAGGCTTCCTTATTGGTCAGATTCTTGAAGAGCCACGACATTTGTAGCTGCCGAGGGAGAGATGGAAGCCTGAGTGACCCAAGGCTTATAAGCCGGGCTACCGCTGGCATTTCGCGCTTCGATCAGGACCGCCCCTGTGTACTGGAAGTCGAAGTTCAGGGTTGTTCCCGCACCGCAAGAAGCCTGTTGCAGCAAGGCCCCCGTGTCCACCCGTGTAACTTTCACCCGCGATTGCGGGACAAGATTGGTGATGTTGACCAGTGACCCCGGAAGGGGATGCTGGATTTGCTGATCTGTCGCGTTAGTCTGGATACCCGCCGAAAACCCGGTTGTAAGCGTACCCGCTGCGGCCACAATCGCGCGGCACCGGATTTGCAAAAGGTAGCCATTGGTGGGGCTTACCGCGACGTTAACCGGCGAGAAGCTGATTGTACCGTTTGCGCCAAGGATTGATGAGACAAACGGATTGGAGACGGTGATGACATCACCAACAATGTTCGTGATTGTCGTATTTTGCGGCAACCGGAAGGTGCTGTGCTGGATAAAATCCCCGATCTGCGGCTGGCGTGTCAATGCAGCCCTGTCGGCAGAGTTCATTGTGACCGTGGTAGCGCCGTTTGCCGGGTCGCCGTTGGTGCGTACCGTATTTGCAAGGAACGTCCAAGACGCGCCGAAACCGCCGCCCGTGTCGATCTTGTATTCCCAGATCAGGTTTTGCGTGGCCGTCCCACCGGGGGATCCACCACCACCGAAAGCGGTGTGACCATAAAACCGATAGGGCGAGGTCCAGACTGCTTCATCCGTCAGCTTTGAAAGAACAATGCCGCCCGAGCCGGTATAGCCGGAGCCGATCCCGAACGTGCCGGAAAACTGGCTTGCGGAAGCGGCTGTAGGCTCGTTTGCCATGACCGAAATGCGCCCGGTCGTGGTGGAGTCATAAGCATCATCCCAATGCGTGCCGTTTGCGTTCGCAAATCCACGCCGGAAATTCGACCAGCGACCGCCTCGGCTGGTAATAGAGGGACCGCTCAAATCAATGAATTGCGATCCAGTCCCCCACACGTCGAACATTTCAACCAACGGCATGGTTGTGACGAAATTCACCGCCCCGGTGCGATTATTCGTGGTGTAGATACGACGGAACGTGGCCCGAGAACCCGGCCCCCCGTTTACGATAAACCCCATAGGATTTGCTGAACCGCAGTCGTATGGGGCAGCAGGGGTGCCGATGTTGGAGATTTTCAGGTTGGAGAAGTACCCGGCAGCAAGGTTAACGATATGGTCGTAAGGATGCACATTGGGCAGCCCGCCGAGCGATGAAAAGCCGTCAAGCTCGATGTTTGTGCCGGTGAAGGCGAAAGCCGAACTCGCCAGTGCCGGTGTACCACCAGTCATGACATCGGCGTATTTGAAGTTTTTGATCAGGACGTTTGAGTTTCCCGCGCCGATTGTCGTCTGCCCATTGATGACTTCGCAATCCTCAAGAACGCAGTTGGACATCCCTAGGTTCACAACGCCAGCATGAGAGGCACCGCCACCCGGCACCCGCTGAGAAAGGCCCTGCCAACGCGCAATCAGGTCAAACCGGGTGCGCCGAAATTCGACATTTGTGGTAGCCGCTGCGTTGAAAACCACCGTGTTACTGCGACGGGTGAACCGGCTGTCTGTTGCACCACCGGCAAAGGCGTTTGCAAACGAAAGGGCTACAGAGGTAGATGGAATCAAGCCCACGCCCACGCAACAGTTAGCGATTGATGTACTGCCAATAAACTGCGTGGTGCAGCTATCGGAGATCACCATGTTCCCGGTATTGAACCAATTCAGCACAGCCCCTTTAACCGTGGGGCCGGGATTGCCGGACTGGAAATAATACCGCGTGTTCAGCGCGGTCAGCATCGGCGCGAAGTTATCTACCGGCGTAGTGGTGGACAGGAAGACGTTGGGTATCCTGACCTTGCAGCCTGACGGCGGTTTGAAGCCGGAATTATTCGCCCCGCGAAGTGCGAGTTGCACAGTCCCCGCAATCGGGTCTACACCGCAATGCTTCCCGCGAACATCGGTCGGGATGAAGGAGAAAGTCGCCATTTCCAGCCGCGACAGGGCGATATAGACGCCCTCAGCGGCGTTGCCAGTGAAGGACGGCAAGCCGTTCACATAGGTTGGGGTTGCGGAGTCTGATGTGGCGATAATACATTGGCCGGTCTGACCCGCGCCCGTGTGGTTAATCGTGACGTTGACCCTGTATAAACCGCCGCCGAGCGCCGTTATGGAGGATGATGTCCCGGTTGGGCTTCCGACATTGGGAATTGCACTAAGCGTCCCCGCGTCCAAATCTACCAGCACACCGAAGCGGTCGGCACTGCCATTCGTGGCAAACTGCACCGCGACCCAGCGGCGCGTGTCTTTTTTCAAGACAGCGGAAAAGGTGTAGGTGCCAGCCGGAAAGCTGGTGTTGGTGCCACTAAGCGCAAATGACGCACTGTGAACCCCTGCCACCGCAGTTTCCCGGATACGTTCTGCGGCTGGATAGGGAAACGCCGAAATAGCATTCCTTGTCAGGGTCGCATTGGTGGCGGTCAGCCCTTCATTGACGGTGTGGTGGCCGTTCCAAATGTCGCCTGCGTTGGCATACCACTCATAAACGCCCGAGTCGGGGGCGGTTTCGATCTGGACGCCCCCCAATTCCTCGCGCACCGGCAGCGTGAAAGTCTGGTTATCCGCGCCGTTCGTTGTTCCAAGGTCGTACCAGTCGCCATCGACAACACAAGAGGACAGGCGCGGCACCGCCATATTGACGCTGGTGGTGCCTACAGTCCGGGCAATGACCTGAATAGCGCCCCGCTTGCCCGTACTACTGGCAGTGACAGTGGTGCCGTTCGGCAGCGTAAGTGTCTCGCCCGATTGGAAGTTGCCGGTCTTGGACCGCAGCTTGAGGTAGCCAACACCCGCCAGCGAAGCGCCCGGCGCAACGGGGTCAAACGATCCGCTCTTCCATACACGGGTCAACTCGCCCGTCGCTCCACTGGTATTACCTACAACGGTGTTAGACCCAAGCGCAGCTTGTGTCGGCGCGGTCCCACTAAAGGCGAAGTAGGGCAATTCCCAAACTTTGGTGCCGTCGATCAGGACCGATCCACCCAAAGTCGATGAAAGCGTGACAATACCAAACGCAGCCGCCTGCTGATTGATCTGCGTATCAGCATCAATCGTCAGCGCCCCGCCGTTAATCGTGATGGACTCGCCGTCAAGCAAGCCCGAAATGGCGGCGTCGTCATAGTTGACGGCTGTGGTGATGGTCTGGTTTGCCAAGGGGGTTTTCCTGTATTTTAAGAATAGGTGTAACTGGATACATCATCACCAGAGTAAGAAAATGTCTTGGTGAGGGTTATTCCGTCTGGGACTGCTCCTGATAAGACAACCGAAGTTAAGTTGTCTCCGGTGTAATTTAGAGTTTTTACTACACCATTTGAGTAGGTCATTGTAACTAGGTTGCCAGACGAATACACTAATGTCGCCCCATAGCTTTGCAGGTTCTTAGACACTGTTTCAAAACTTGAACCCAGCACATCATCAAGAAGAACTTGAGCGGGGGATGTCCCACGAGCTACAATAAATCTGTCGCCAGCTTGCTTGGTAGTGGGAGTAATGTTACCAATCTCAACCATACCAAGTTACCTCTGCGTTAAACCAAAGCGCCGCTATCCCGTAAAAATTCACTGTGGAGTCAACAACAGGCGGAGGTGGCCTATGTAGCTTTATGGCTCTGTAGCCAGTGTTACGGGACTGGGCGTACAGCATTTAGCAGGCCCATGCTCTCAGGGAAAGAGCCTTACGAGTGGGTCTCCCCTTTTCGTCCTTCATAGGACCAGCCATGCCCGTCATCCTAGCGCAGAAACTCTTCCTACGTGCGGCATCTTTCTTAGTCTTGGGGTTGGGGGCAGGGGGCTTAAGGCCCGGCTTTCCCGGATTAGCTTTATTGTAGGAGGCCCTGCCCTTGGCATTAAGCCCACCCTTCGGATTTTTACCCTCTTTCCGGGTCCAAGCTTCTGTCTTTGCCATAGCTACCTCGTACATAAAATTGGAGTCCGTTGCACTCAAAGGAGAGGCAAGCATTACACCCAGCACGGACACACACCGGGGCTTAACGCAGATGCTTTTATACGCAGTGCTGCTTATATTGTCAGATACCTCAACCCCACTGGGGTCGTTTTACGAGGTTTAACCTGTCTGACGCAGGTGAAAGCCGCCATTGCAAACGGCCTATCCGATGGCGCGAACCCCATCGGTAATTGGAGCGGCTAGAGGGAATCGAACCCTACTCACGAAGGCTTGGAAGGCCCCGGACACAACCCGTGTGTTTAGACGCAAAGGCGAGGGTGGCTGGAATCGAACCAACTCTGACACGGTTTTGGAGACCGTCGCTCTACCACTGAGCTACACCGACATAATCACCTATATTTTGCCGTCTTTTCGGCAATCTTTTTAGGTTGTTTTACAAACTGTTTTCCTGCCTTTGTCCCCTCACGTTTAGCTTTAGAGGTGGCAGCGTATTCTTTATCGGACAGGGCTTCACGAGCTTTCTTGGGCAGGTAACGCTCTCCTGTGGCTTTGGGGCCTTGTGTAGAGGGCTTACCACTTTTGGTTCCCCACTTCTCGTCCGTCCATTTTGACATAGACTTTTGAGCCGAAGTTTTTTCTCCGGTGTAGGCACCGCCTGCATCTTTGTACATTTTACCAGCAAGCTGCATAGCACGAGCAGAATGTTTTCCACCCATCTTTGCCTTGGCTTTGGCCTTACTTCTTTCCCAAAGAGCTTCGTTAGTGCGCCCCATCTATCCCCTCGTTATTTCTTCTTTGCTGGCACCTTAACTGATCCGCTAAGGCCACCTTTTTTAATGACGCCGCTAATCTTCTCTAACACCCTACCCTGCCGAAACGCCTGACCAAAAGTCAATTCTTTCTTCTTCTCTGCCGGGGGAGCACCGCTAGTTTTTTTACGATCAGCAGCCAGTTTGTCCCCAGTTGCTTTTACAATGTTGTTATCAAGCATTCCCTTAGCCACCTTATCCGGGGCTGCCTTAGCACTGGCCACAGCATCAACACGGGTCTTTGGTCGGGCTGACTTGGCAGGGGCAGTTGACGCTGACTTGGTTGGGGCAGAAGCCGTTGGTCGTGCCTTTGGGCGAGAGCTTGGAGAGGAGCTTGCTTTTTCTGAAGCATAGTCGGTAGTGTATAACTTACCATTCTTATCCGGCCACCGGAATGTCTTGCCTGCACCCTTTTCTTTACGGGCAGCAGCAAAGGCTTCGCTAAATGAGGTCATTTGTATCTCTTTCTTATTACCTATAAGAGCTAATACCTTTAGGTATTCTCTTATAGGACCCCTTATTATTCCTAGTATGTATAATGTTCACTAACGTTCACTATTATATACTTACAATACTTCTAAAGAACCCTTACTTATATAAATCGGAAAAGTTAGGAAAAAGTTAGGATTTTTTGTGAAAATAAATAAAAATAAATATTCTAACCTTTTGTACATTTTTTAGATAACACCCCTAAGTTTACAAATATTCCCTTATTTTTCCCTGTTTTCAGAGGTGTTGCTTCACAACGGAGTTGTACAGGTTTTATAGTTTACACTTGAGGCGGAGCCTCCCGTTTTAGGGGGGTTTTGCAAGCAAAACCAGTATTCGCTGCGCTCATAGTACAATAAAGGAAGAAGAACTCTTTTTCTGTTCCACAACGAAGTTGTATTACGGCATTTTGCGAGAATATTTCATGAAAACAAGGGCTTATGACGGGGTGGTTTACGACTTATTTTCCCTGATTTTTGGCATTAGTGGTATATAAATACGCCTCAAGCCTTGTGGCCCATGCCCCGGGGGTCTTAGATAGCCCATAAAGTGTTTATAATCAATGATTTAGCATAAATGGCCTGTAAAATCGGACTAATATTCTCGAAAAGGGGGGAAATTGAGGAAATTGTTCTTAACACTCTCCGTAAACCCCACCCACCTTGACTCTGTGTCTAACCTGTGTTAGTCGCGCGCGCCCGCGTCTTTTCCTTTGTGTATGCGCGGCAAGGCCGCATTGTTTCATCCGTTCACGAAAACGTGAACATTGTTACAGCCTATTGCGTTCTCTGTCTGATGTGATACTTAGCGGGAAGGGCGACAAGTTGTGCAGACTAAGGGCGATATAACAAGGCATCTGCCTAGTCCTTATGAGCAGACAAGTTGATAAAAGCTAGGCGAGTGCAATCTAGTCTCACCACACTACCCAGCTTGACAGAAGGGCGTGGCGCAAGCTATGCATCTGAACGGCCACCAGACTAAACAGACACAAGCGCGAAAGCGAAAAACCGGAAGGAAAGCAATGGATCAGGCAACGATACGTTTCCTTGCAGAGATTGCCGCGCGCAGACGCATAGGTAGGTCTATGAACGCCAAGGCGGAATACAATTCCGGCATGTTGCGCGGGAATGGTCTGTACGGCGACAATGGCGCACCTACACCGAAAAGCGCGAAGAAAGCTAGGCTAGCACTGGCCTTGCCAAGGGGTAAAGCTGACCTTGAGGCGCAAGCTAGGCGTGCCGCAAGGCAAGCCGATAGGCTAACAGGTCCGTTTCCTTGGCGCATTGACAACGAGACTCGCAAGCAATGTGAGGCAATGCCGAAGGACGATATTGTATCTAGCGATGTACCTATGCGCAACGGTATACAAAAGTTTACACGGGAATTACGACTAGATGGTGGCGACAAGTTTTCTTTACCTAGTTGGCAAGAGGCGACAGAACGTGCTGATCTGTTGACAGCACCTAAGACTGTCAAGCCAAGGCCAGACAGGCAGAACCGGCCTAAGCGTGAAGTTGTGATTGTTCACAAAACCGTGAAGACCAAAAAATAAAGCTTGAATTACCCTGTAGCATCCGGCAAGGTGCTACATGATGGTTCAAGAAACTGAACCACTTCTTTACAAGCTTGGCGTTTAGTGCCAGACCGTTTTATTCTCACTTGTGGCGACACAATGGCTTAGGCTTGCGTGCGCTTAGATAGGGGAATAGGGCAGTCTACTAAATATGCCTAACCGGCGCGATATGGGAAAGGGTCTGACAAACCTAATCCGTGGCGTATCGCAAAGCGTAGCACACCGATAGCGGCGTTGCGTTGAAAGCTGTCCAAAGTAGTTACCTTGGCAAAGGTTTGACTAGGGGAATGTTTCCCGGCGGAAAGGCGGTTGCACTACATTGTAACCAAACAGAAACATGCCAAGCCCTAACGAATAGGCGGAGAGTTAGTAAGCGCAACACTGTGAAAGGGTGGCGGATATAGTATGCCGCAAAAAGATGGACATTCCATCGCGCTAGAAAGAAAACAATGCAACTATTGCCTAAGTAGGTTGACGCGACCAAATTGAGCCTGTCGGATGACATGCAAAAGAAAGTAGGGCGATTGACTGGACAGTGACTGACAAGGTTGAGCAAGGGTGAAAACTTTTGTTCCTTTGTGCATTGTAAGACATATGACAAAAGAGGGGCCGCGCTTTGTTCTTAATGAGCGCGGCTTTATGTTTTGTCATGTTGACAAGGCAATGGCTTCATGACAGGTGAAGCCGGGAAACAGGCCATATGCAGGGGAAAATCTCATGGCACAAATTGAACGTAACGTAACGGCTAAGGACGTTGACCTTTACTTTAAAGGGGCGCAACGCAACGCCGCAAAGGGGCTTGTTCTGTTGGACAAGCTGATTCAGCGCGTGGCCTCGAAGGACGCCGACTGGGACGGGCTCTCCCGTTTCATTGTACTGTCCGGCGCAACAGGTGATGCGAGCAAGGTGAAGAAAATTGTTCGGCTTGCCTTTGGCAACAGCCTGACCTTTGCCTATTCCAAGACCCATGCGACAGGCGGCAAAATCACTTTGGGCTGGAAAGGCAACGAGGGGTTCGCCCTTGGCAACGGCTATGGGGCTGTTACCGATGCAATTCAAGCTAAAGTCGGCTGGAATGACAAGGCGTTTTTGAAGTCACTTGACGATAAACTGGCACCTAAGGTGCAGAAAAAGCGCGAAGTGACGGATAAGGCTAGTGCTGCTGTTGAAAAGCACATCGCCGATTATCTGATTGCCCGGATGGCCGAGGGGTTCAACATCGGTGAGATTCTGGGCCGGGCACAGGCAACGCTGGCCGCTGCGAAGGTGGCACAAGCGGCAAAGGTTGAACCCGCTCACTGAAGCAACCGCCGACAGAGACAAGGCTAGCGCATTGCTGCGCTAGCCCTTTTCGTGACAGGTGACAGGAACGCGCAGGATGGTGGCAGGTGCCACATTCTTAAATGGAGAAAAACTAGAATGTTCTGTAAAACATGCAGACATTGGGGCCATTATCGTGACGGACATTGTGATGCCGTAGATGGTGAGCGTGGCCCCTCATCTTTTGAGATTGATGTGAGGGTGTTAGATGACACTGACCTATGGACAGGGCTAAAAACTGGCCCGGATTTTGGGTGTGTCCACTGGACTGATAAAAAAAAGAAAAAACACACAGCAGCTTCTTTTGTGTAACACCTGTGGGGCAACTTATAAGCCGCCATACAGCAGGGACAAAAGACAAATCGCGCT